GCCTTCAATAGGCTTCCAACAATAGGCGTGTAAAGGTAGCTTATCGTAGAGAGCACCATAGTTGTTTAGATATGATTCAATACGAAATGCTTGACCTCTTAATGATTTAATAGTTACCCACCAACAAGGTTCAAGTTCTCCGTGTCCTTTTTCAAAGTCATAGAGAAACTCTCTGCGAATAAAACATTTAACTGGTGGTAAGTTTGCTACGATATGTGACATTATTGTCCTCCTATAAATTTTTCCCATGATATAAAATCACGAAGCTGCCATGTTCTTTGTTTCAATTCATTCATAATGGATTCTATTACAGATACCGTTTCTTCATGATACACCTTCTTCTCAAGTAACTTGATTAGGTCTCCGTCTGCTTCCAGATAGGTGGTGATATCCGATTTAAGAGTAAACTGAAATGGAGTCCATCCATATTCATCCAATTCGTCTTTGGACATTTTACCTGTGTAGTATTCCCATTTAATCTTCCGCATACGGAGATAATCAAAGTGTGCCTTCTTTGAGGCTATTTTATGCTTTGTGAGTATACTGAGGTATTTGTTGTGTAGTTTAGGTATCTTCAGCAGTTCTTTGCCAGGTTCTGTCTGGTCCATGTCTGCGTCTATTTCCCAATACTTTAATACTTGTTCTAGATTTTCCATAATATTTTCAATAATTTAACACCAAATCTACATTATAACACGACTTATGTTATTGTGTCAAGCCAATGTTAAGCATTAATTGGAATGAATTGGTGATAATCAAACACAAAAGTGGCTGAAGCATATACAATATCATCTGCTGACATTTTAGTATCAAAGATAATATCAGACAATGAGACTGGAAAAGTATTCACAAAATTAACCCTTATAATTGGATTGTTCAAACTATTTAATATAGTTAATGTGGCATCAGAATAATACTTTAATGAATTAGACTTATATTGATTCTGTACAGTAGTTAACCTTCTTCTCTCCTCAAAACTCTCTGGAGAGGCAATGGAACGAAACCAAGAATGTATTTGTTGCCATGTGTCTAATGCTTCATCAACGGCAAAATCAATGTTTAATTGATTATAAGTTATCTTATTACCAGGAGCAAAAATGTCTAACATTGGAGTTGAGATTGGTGCTTGTCCTAGATTAACACCAGGTATATTTACCGATTGGCAAAAATATTGAGATGAACCAATCCTATCAAAAGATAAAATATATTTTGATGGCTGTAAATAATTTACATTTTCTGGGATTCTAGTTAGTGCTGTCATTTATAAACTTTTTAAGGTCAACCATTTTTTCTTTTTCAATCATAGTAATTATATTGCCTGTCAAATCAATTTCTTTTTGAATAAAAAACATTCTTAACTTGAGTTCTTCCAATTGCTGGTTATAATACTCAAGTTCTTTTCTTTTTCTGGTTCGTAAGTCCAAAATTTCATCTAAAAGAATTATGTTTTTTTCTTTCATACAAGTATTTAGGTCATAAAAAAAGAGACCTCCGAAGAGGTCTCTATAAAATATCACTCTGTGGTGATTTGATTACATCAAGTTCTTGACGCCGAATAAACGATAGTATACGTTTCTACGAGCCTGTAATTTGCCATCATCCGGAGTTACTCCAGAAGCACCATTTGAGAATGGATTAGCAACCATACCGTAACGAGTCTTAAATCCAATTTTTGGTTGGAATGTATACTGGTCAACAGCACGAACCATTTGTAGAGGAACGTATGGGCAATAGAACAAACCTGCGTCATATGGTGAAGTACCTTTGTAACCAATTGTTACTAACTCTTGGTTAGATGTGAAACCACCAAAGTATGGGTCAATATAAACCTTGATTCTACCGTGTAACAAACCAGCAAATGTGTTACCTGTATCATCTACTTGTAAGTCAGCTTGAAGAGCAGGAGTATAAGACAACACACCAGCCATTGCCATTGCAGAAGCTACGTCAGAAGAAACGATAAGAACATTACCTTTACCTCTACGAGTTTGCTTAGCAATTACGTTAGCATCACGTTCAATTTGGAAAATTAAGCCTTTGAAACGCTCAACTGACCAACGACCGTTAGAGTCTGTGTCTAAGTCAAAGAAACCAGCAGTAGTAGTACCAAACTGAGCACCAGCAACAGCACAAGTATAAATTGTACGGATAACTTCACGGTTAATTTCAGATAGAATTTCTGTAGACAGAATGTTTGATAATTCTGTTTCAGCATCAAGACCATGAATTGCTTTTAAGTCTTGTGCTAGTTCTAAAGAATACTCTGCCTTTAGAGCACGTGATTGTGCAGTAACAGTAACTTTCTCAATAGAGAATGCCATTTGTTGAAACACACGGCTGTCATCGTTAATGCCTAAGAATTCAGCATTAGCAGTTGGCATACCAATACCAGAAGTAGTAGTATTACCAGTTGGGTTTTGAAATTGTGCTGAAACGTCAGTTGCACGAGTTCCTTGAAAACCGAATGGATTATTCTCAGAGAATGAACCAGAGAATGCTGTGTTTGCTTCGTTATAGAAAGCTTCAGCACCAGTTTGGTTAGTGTAACGAGCACGCATTGCAAAAATCAATCCTGTAGGACCAGTCATTGGTTGTACACCAGCAACGTCATAAGCGATTAGATTTGGTAATGCACGGCGAACTAAAGAAATCAAGATTGGATCAAAGTTCTGAACAGATGAACCTGTAACGTTGGTTGCACCAGCGCTATAAGTTGTTTCGTTCAAAGCTTGTGAATCTTGACGCATAGCTTGTTGTTGATTTTCCAAAATGAGAGCTGTAACAGCTTTCTTGTATGGGTCTTTGATGGCTTCTAATTCTGGATGTTCCAGAACTGGCTGCCATTTTTTCTGTAATTCTTCTGTTAAATACATTTTATTTTCCTTTTATTTCAAAGTTTGTGAAATGGTTTTTGAGTAAATATCCATCATTGGATCAGCAGAAACACTTGGCTTCTTTTCATCTTCAATATGGACTTCATCATCTAGAGCGCCAGTACTTGCAACTTTAACATCGGATTTGAAATATGATTCTTTCAAAGTTTCCATTTTAGTTACAAATTCTTCTTCGGTAGTAAATTCCACACCCTCTGCGAGTGATTTTAATTTTTCTACTTGCGTTTGCGACAGGCCTTCACACGCTGTGTAGATAGCCTCAATTTTAATTTGTTCGTTTAATGCTTGTGATAATTCAATACCACGACTAATTTGTTCGTTTAATGCTGACTCAAGTTCATCAACTTTTTCTGTGAGTTCACCAATAACGTCCACTTTATCTTCTGGAATATCAATGTAGTGTTCTTCAAATAGACCTTTTAGACCAGTAATAAAATCTTCAACGATTTCGGCACGGAGACCTTTTTCAATTGCGATTTCATTGTCTTTAATCCATTCTTCTACCATATAGTTTAGGTAACTATCAACTTTGGCAGCCAAATCTTCTTTGATTTCTTCTACAGCAGCTTCAAACTGTTCAATTAAATGCTCTTCGGCTTCAGCAATAACTTCTTCAGCACGAGCAATAACGGCAGCTTCAAAAATTGTAGACGCTTTGGTAACGAATTCTTCAGAAAGATTTTCGCCAGACATTAATGCATCAATATCTTCTTTCATTTTTTCCTTCATCTTTTCTTTTTTGAGTTCTTTTTTAATTAATGCTTTATCTGCTTCTTCATCGTCATGTTCTTCTTCATAGATAACTTCTTCAGGTAACTTACCTTTAGAACCATGAGTACCTAAAGCAGATTTGATAGCAGGCTTAAGTTCTTTTGCTCTATCACCACGGCGTTTTTCAGCATAAGCATCTGTTTCAGGACTATTACCTGGTGTATTCATTGCTGGAATATTACCTAAATTAGTTTGACCTGGTCTAGGAAACTTATGAGCCATGTTCATACCTGTACGAGCAAGTAATTTATCTGGAGATTGTTTGGCACCAGAAGCTTTCATTGCTTGAGCGCCTCGGGTTTCATCTAATGATTCAACTTCTTCTTCGTCATACTCAGATTCTTCGCCGTAAGATTGAAATGTGGCACCTGGATTTGATTGCATAGTTTGCTTTGGTGTCATACCTTTTTTACGGTCACGAATAGTATCATAAGAATCTTGTGAACCTTCAGCGTCACCTTGGTCGGCATTTCTATCATTCTGTGGTTGTGGCTTTAACTTCTTCATTGGTTCTGCGCTTACAGGAGGAGTAGCACCAGGAGGAGTGGCAGATGGAACACCTTTTGTGTAGGCAGGTAGTTCGTCTTTGTTTGAGTTTGGTGAATCACCAATTTTACCAGCATCACCCATACCATATCCTACGGATGTAGGTAATCTACCGCCTTCAGGTCTTTTACCAGAAGTAGTAGATGCTTGAATTGATTTTGAATCTTCGCCTAACAGAATGTTTTTAGCGGCTTCAGATAAATTAAATTTTGACATTTTGAAAATCTCCTTGATTTATTGGATATTTATAATTAAAGTTTTTTCATGAAGTTCTCAAATATGCGTAGACTTACTTTTTCAATATCTTTTTGTGAAGCTTTTTTGATTTCTCTTTTAGCTTCTTCAATATATTGTTCTGTCCAAACACCATTGACTAACATCCACTCTTTACCTTCCATAATACCCTGTACAAAAGCGCCAGGTGCGGAAGGGTCTGCTACAATATCTGCCGCTGTGGCTAGATAAAAATCGGGTTGAACTACATTAACGCCATTGACGTTCTTCAATGAACCCATGCCTCTTGAAGATACACCTAATTGAGCACCACCTTCAATTAAGCTTCGTGCAATGTTTCCCATTGGTGTATCTAATATCTTTGCTTTACCTATCCATTGGTTACCTTCTTCTTTTAATCCTACAATCATGTGTGATACACGGTCAAGATTAATAGAAGGAGATTCAGGGTGTCCTAATTCACCAAATGCACGGCTCTTATTAATGTATTCACTAGTATAACGGTCTACTTCTTTCTTCATTGTATTGAATTCATATAAACGACCATTCTTGTTTTTGGTTTCAGCAACCAAAAAAGGTCCTTCAATGTGTAAACATTTTTTACCATTAGCTTCTTCTAAGTAGGTATAGTTTACATTATCGTTTATTTCTTTAATGAGTTTCATATTATAATCCTAGTGAGCCTCTTCTGCGTAAAGACATTTTTCTTTTTCTTAGTGCTTGTCCTAATTTAGCACGCCTTTTAAACTTTGACTTTCTTGCTGCCATTTTACGGTTTCTACGCTCTTGTGGAGACATACGAATCATTCTTCCACTTCGCATCGTATAACCTTGTACACCAGATACCTTTTTACGTCTTTGAACTTTACCACCACGAATACGAATCTTAACTAATTTGGTACGACCCATTTTTTGGATATTACCTTCATCTAAATCAAACATTTCTAATGCCATCCGAGCCTTAATCTCGGTTAATTTATCTTCTAATATTTCATATATCTTATCTTCTAATAGGCTTTTAGCATCTATTAATTTATTTGATAAAATATTTTCAACAATATCTTTCATTATGGACGTATTGCATATGCGCCAAAGTTAAATGCTGCTGGATCGGTCAATTGACCCGAATCGTAATAAGCACCATTTTTATGTAACTCAATAATAACTGTATATGCTGCATTAGTAGTTGTACCAACAGTTTTAATAAGTACATTACCTGTAGGACCTATTGCATTATTACCAATTACTGGTAATTGATATTGAGGATTTGTATCAATATTGCCAACACCAAGAGCATAAATTATATTTGATGTTGTTGTACCTTGCCATAGTAACTGTAAGTGACCAACTTCAGAATCAACTGAAGCAAGAACTCTAGAAATAGTAAATGCTGAATTTGCTAATCCTGCTGGTGTAGTATTACCAGTTTGATAATAAGCACCATTAGCATTCAGAGCTCCAAACAGTTTTAATGGCTCAATAATGACTGTTGTGTTTTCATCGGAATCAATAACACCAACACGCTTAATTACTGTGCGTTTATTGGTATCAACTAAAATTTGTACGCTATTTGCAATTGCCATTTTTTATCCTATTTTTCTGTTTCTTCTGGTGAAAACACCTGTAAAGAATTGTAAGGTACTGTTACATATTTATTAATCTTTTCCACATAATATAATGCCACTTTTTGACCATCAGGAAACAACCTGATTGATTGTCTTTTCATAATCAAAACAGCTGGAGGATCCATAGAGTTATGGCGCTCACTAAGATTACTAGAATAAAATTCTTTAAGTGTTTTCAATTTCTTCTTCGCCTTCGTCGCCTTCGTCATACTGCTCTTCTTCTTCTTCGTCTTGGCCAATTAAATGTTGTGCTACAGCTTGCTTTGCCGCAGCCAAATGTGTTGTTACTTTATCATGAATAGTAGCATATAATGCGTTACGAAATTCAACACCATTATCGTTCTGTGCATAATCTATAATTTGTCTAGTTGCGTCTGTCATGTTGTCTCCAATTGGTGGTTAATATATTTATAAAATTCTTTTTAGTTTTAATAAAGTATTACTTATTTCTTCTTTAGTAGCTTTCTTCTCTTGACCATTGGCCTGTTGAGTTGCCATTTTTGCTTCGTGTTCTTGGTCTACTGGATTGCCTGGTTGTTGTGGTATCTGAGACATCATCTGTTGTTGAGCCACATCGTTTGTAACTCCAACTGGTAATCCAAGTCCATCTTTCTTCTCTAAATCCATTTCTTTCTGCATTTCACCAATATCATCATCAGTCAAGCGTAGAACATTTCTTTGAATCCAAGAATGTGAGAAGTATCTACCTGTATATGGGTCTACAGCACCTAATAATGATAAACGATTTGTCATTAATTCGGCATCTTTAAGTTCACTAAAGTTATTATCTTTAATGTAGTCGTAATGTATATATTCTTTAAATTGTTCCCATTCAGAATCAGTACAAATACCTTTTAATACACATTGAATACGGAGAGCTTGGTCAAATAATGTTGCAAACTTACTTCTTAATCGGTCAACAAACTTGGCAAATTTCAATTCGTCACGGGTAATTTCATTTGAACGACCAAGTGAAAAACCTGAAGTCTCTGGATTTAACCTTGAAACAGGCACACAGAGTGCTTTGTATAATTTCTTTTCAAAGTATTTAACATCTTCCAACTCACCTAAGTTTTGGCCACCAGGTAATGTTGTAATCTCTGTGCCTTTACCACCTTCACGGCGAGGCAACCAGAAGTCTTCCATCATTGATAGAAATTTACGGTCATCACGAACTTCACCTGTGTTGGCATCATAGACAAGCTTGTTTTTATACTTGACCATGATATCACGGAGGTATTGTTCTGCCTTTAATTTCGGTAGATTACCCACATCAATATAAAAAATCCTACGCTCAGGAGCCCTAGAAATTCGATATATGACAGTAGCATCTTCAATCATCCTTAATTGGTTGAGTGGCTTAATTGCTTTATGTAGATATGATAATACCACAGCACGGCGTGAATCCATTAGACCTGATACTACAGAAGCAATAGAGTCTGTAGTTATACGAATGCCTACCGGTCCAAAGTTACTGGAAGTGCCTGTGGTGACTTTATCATTATAGATGTAATACTCATTGATAACTCTCATGACCTCTACACCAGTCCTATCGTCCTTTGTTTTCTTCATTTCACGGACTTTACGGAGTTTTCTTGGATCAATGTATCTTAATTCTTTAATACCCTCCATTGGTGCTTTTTGATCCACAATAATATGGTAATACATTCTACCATCTACATAGAATCTACGAAATATATCTTGTGCCATATCTTTGTAGTTTAATAAACGGAGCACCGTTTGAAACTCACCTTTGATGGCATTTTTAATTTTTTCTGGTTGGTCTAAATTATCTAAGACCAGTTGGATACTTTTACCATCATCATCGTGGCAAATAGCTTCATTGACAATATCATCAATGGCAGATTCAATCTCTGGCTGCATTGCCATTTCACGATATCTTGAAATTAGTTCTACATCATTTTTGGCTGTGCCGTCTAGGTCAACATAAGTTCCATAATAAGCGGCAGAGGTAATAGTTAATGCGCCATCTTCATTTCCTGGTGGCGTAAAGGATTGTTGCACGGCCTGGTCATCTTCTTGCTTGTCCCGTGCAATTGTAAATCCAAAAAGAGAGAATTTTTTTTCCATAGTATTTTAGTCCAAATCAAAAAAACATAATGAAGGGAACCGAAATCCCCTTCGTAAAATAAAATAAGTTAAGTTGTTGTATTTGTTTCCCACCATTGATATGCGAATGTAACCGAATATTCTTCAATGGAGTCATTTGAGTCCCAAGATAAATCAATTGGGGCCATATCTACAGGGAACATACCAACAAAATTATATACTTTCAAGGTGTCGCCAGTTTTGCCATATTGTGTGACCTGTGCGTCAACAGTATAACCGGCTGGACTTTTGGCGCCAGCGTTACGAACATTACTAGCATGACTGTTGATTGCATTCATCCATGATTCCATAGAATCACGGATTGAAAAATCTTCGTCATTGATAATGTTTATTGTCCAATCGGTAAAAGTTCTGTTACCAACAAATTTCAGTTCACGACCAAAATAATGTGTGGTTACAGTACCAAGAGTTGAACCGGGTAATTGAGCAGTCTTGGCCATGAATGATGCTTTTTGGCTTGATGCTATACCGTTGGTTGCAACCGTTGGAAAATTTAACGAAACCTGAAACAGATTGGGACGAGCTCCGTCTCCAATCATATTCGCTCTAAATTCTGCTACGTTGAATGCCATTGTTTTCTCCTATATCGTTGAATTATTTATTAGAACCTACCAACGACTTCTGTGAAATCAACACCAGTTCTGACGGCAACAAAGTTCAACTGAATGAAGTTGATTGACCGAGCAGGCTTAATGTAAATATCTCCAACAAACTGATTTGAATCAATCACTTGAGGTGTATTATTTGTAGAATCACAAACAACACGATAGTCAAAGATACCACGGCGTGCTTTGATATCTGCCAAGAATGGAGTTACCAAATTAACAAATTGATTTTGTGTAGTAGTATCATTAAACTCGAACAAAGAAAACTTAGCTGCTTGAGCAATT